AGAAGTCTTTGATATAGCTCGAAGCCGCCCCACATTGCAGCACCAATACTACCCAAAAATGGTATAGCAAGCAGTAACTTACCGCCCGAAATCTTTAAATCTCCAAATTCTACCTCTGCCACTGTAGCTCCACTAAATCGTTATACCCATCTGTTCCGGTTATACGCAGTAGCCCTCTTGGGTCCACCGTAGGAGCATTGTCTGGGTACATCTGCGTGCTTTCATAAAACTCTCTATCAGATAGACTTATGTTGTCATATTGATTAAAGGCAGGATTATTTGATATGAGAAACACCGCAAGACTCTGATCCGTAAACCCGCCGGTGTCCCCCAAGTCCTCTAACTCATTCTCTAAACTTTGGTCTATGTCTTGTTGGCTCATCGCCTGTATTTGCGCTTCTGCCCGTTGTACTGTGCGTTGTTCTTGCTGACTTGGAGGGGCTACGTCGAAGCGACTGAAATCCGGTAACTGTGCAGACAGAAACTGTCCTATGGACTGCCCTGTGGCTATTGCATCGTTGAAATCCTGCTCAAACTGCATCTGACTCGGAGGAGCTAAGTCCTCTTGTGTAAGTCCATTAGCCTCTTGTTGATCTGCCTGATTGGTTACCGTTTGCGTTATTTGCTGTTGCATACCTGCAATGGTCTGATCTGGGCCTGTATCCTGAGATATGCCCATATTTTGTGCTTGAAATCCAAATGACTGCGATTGCCCAGACAAACTCAAAGCAATACCGACAACATCTACTGATGGTTTAACAACGGCACTTACTGTTTCAGCGACAGGTTCTGCCCTTGTTTCGGCAGCAACTTCAACAGGAGCTGCTTGCGCTTCCACAACTTGCGCCTGTCGCACTACTGGTTCTGCCCTGATAACAACTCGCTCTGGAGCTGGTTCTGGTCTTGGCTCACGAGTTACCTGAACAATTTCAGCAGGTCTAGCTTCTCGCACCTCTTCAACTTGTGCAGGTTCACCCACAATCTCTGGTGCTTGCTGCTGTTGGTCTTGTCTAACTGGTTCACCTGTGGGTGCTCTACCCATTAACTGTGGGCCTGTAAACATCTGCTCTTGAGGCGTATCTTGATAGACCTGTGGTTGTGCTAACTGTGTTAAAACACGAGGTCTGCCCATTGCATCTGGTTGATCAAGATTCATAAAGTCATCAGCAGAATCACCAAATACAGTATCTGCCACCTGTTCTGCGTAGCTGGGTGGAGCAGAAACCTGACCTCCGCCGCCCTGTGGTTGATTTAAAGTGCTTGCAGACATTATCAAACTAGCTACGCCGTTGTTTAATCCAAAAGTTGTACTGCCGCCATAGTTTTGAACATCATTGGTAGTGAAACCATTCATTTCCCACTCTTGCGTCCAACTTCCGCCATAGCCGTCGCCGTTCGGAAAATTAGGCCCACCATACCAACCTACAAATGCCTTGTGGTGAAAACTCACATTGACATCTTGGTACTCAAATTTAAATCCACCAGTACGATCAAGTGTGAGGCCAAAAGTGTTCTCATTTGTAGTGGCGTATTCTCTAACCTTGTTCCACAAAAAACTCGTTGAGTCAGAATTAGTTTTGTAAAAATATCCTGCGTTTGCATCGCTGCTAGTGTCATCTAAGTCAGTCCACAGGGGAGCAAGCATATATGAGAAGCTGCCAATACCGTAAGTTCTGGGCATATACGTTGGCATTCCTGTAGCATGAGTATAACCATCACAACAAAATCCACTTGCAGGAGCAGATTGTAGCCCGATATTTGTCGTTGGGTTATACATCAAAACAAACCCGTTAGTACTCATCCACGCATGGGTAAACACTTGATCTAACCACGGGAAGGTATGTCCCATTTCTACAGAAACAGCCTTGTCATCTACGCCTGACATTACTTGCGTCATCCCCTCGGGAGACAAGTTATCTGCAAGAGATATGGTCGGAATGGCTATGACTGCCATCACAATTAATATCAATAGCCAGTCAGGTATTTCTTTCATCGAACTCTCCTGTCCGGCTCTGGAACGCGATCAGGATTAGCCTCCCACAAGAGTTTTGCCTCATCGCCAATCTTGCCATCGTATGGACAAGGAGTCCCAGCAGACATCATACTTGCCCAAACTCGATAGTCTTGGCACATAAGACTGACTGCCGCCACCCGCATCCCCATATCATATAGCGTCTTACCTAATTTAATTCGCTCACAGTTTACGTCTCTTACAGACTTGCCAGTGGAGAACCCTAGTATTTGAGTCTGAACTGCTCCTGATATACCCGTAGTACATAGATCTTGGCTATAACTGCTGCCAATACTGGGAGCAATAGCACTAGGAGGGGGTGATTCTAACTTTTGAGTGACACGCTGTGTTGATCTGCTAACAGTATCGTTAAGATTATTGTTAGTGTTAATAGCATTGATATCACTAACTGAATTAGTCGTGGTGAAACTCGTGCTGTTAGACGTAGTGTTACTGGTCGTGTTGTTTGTATTCACGTTGTTAGCACTGCTGGTTGATATCGTATTGTTGGTATTAGTATTGCTGCTAGTGCTGGTATTTATATTTTCAATAAGACCATTATAGTTCATTGAGTTGACGTTGGTGTTCAAGCTCGTTGAATCCGTAGTGGTATTGATCGTACTGTTATTAGTATTGGTGTTTGTTGACGTGCCTGTATAAGTCGTATTGTTATTGTTGTTGTTATTGTTGGTTGAAGAACTTGTACTCGTGGCAGTCGTGGTTATCTCCGTTTGCGTTTGTGCAAACAAAGTTGAAGCGCAAAAACTACATATCGCTAAAACCAATAGACGTTTCATATAACATCCCGTTAACTAGGCTCCGTAGGCCAAGTGATACTGTTGGGGAATCCTGACTGTGCTGGCACATCGCGCAGAGCTTGTCTGTACGTTTTCCAATCGTCACTCATCGTAACGTCCGACAACGCCATCCAATCTGTCGCTGCGAGTTCTCTGTCGCGCTGAAACCTAACATTCTTCGCAGCCTCCGCATCTAATTCGGCTTGATAGGCTGTTTCTTGCTCCGATTTTGTGGCTTCTTCGGTGTCGGCAAACATATCTCGCTCGACCCACTTCTCCACCCAATTTTCGTTAGCGTCTTGCTCCGCACCATCACGCACCACTGATTTATATGCAGCAGACGGTTCAGGCTGTGGAGTTGCTAACACCGGATCAATACCCAGTGCTTCGTAGACGTTTTCATTCCACACTTTCGGAAGAGAAACATTGGGATTGAGTTTGCGGATTTCGCCTTGATTTTTTAGCTCACCGCTTGATCGCACTCTGTATTCCATAATTTTTACCCTAAGCTATTGCTAAGAAAATGTATGTGCCGCCGCTGGCATTTAATCCCGCTGGCGCGGAACTTGTTATTGTAAACCCAGCATTTAACGGGTCTATGTAATCTGTATCAGTCACAGAGTCTGCTCCAGAATTTAGTAAGTTATACGGATCATTACCTGCAACAATTCCTCTTGCGCTGTCATAAAGATACCAATCGCCAGAGTCATTATTCCGTTTTATGAGTACCAATCTAGCCCCAGCACTAAATCCACAGTCTACGTCTACGTTTGAGCCAGTTCCTGTGTAAACTCCTACTTTACTTACCCCCGTTACAGTGCCGAATAAATAGGCAATATACGCTGTACCATTCGCATTCACCTCGGCTCGACCCCCGCTGCCATCAACAGTAAAGACTGAGGATGTTGGTGCGGTGTTGTTCCACATTCCAGACGTTGTTGCTGGCTGTCCGTCTGTATTTAATCGCATATATTTGGTTGCGCCAGTAGAAGTATCGAAACTGACCCAGTTCTGAGTAGAGCCTCTTGATTTGACAATCATTAACTCTGGCGCGATACCCAGACCATGATTGATGCTTCGATTACTCGATCCGTTGCCAGTGTATGTAACAACGTCAAAAAATCCCGTGGCTCGTCTAAAGGTGTAATCTATATATGTCTTACCACTGCCATTCCAATCATTATTACCATTGCCAATGGTGTAGCCATCTTGTTGACCCTGAATACCGTAAACAGGATGATCCGTGTCGTTGGCAACCTCTGCGGAAGTGGAGTTCGTATACATATACCCTTTTCCAGTTTTTCTTGTACCCCAATAGTTTGAACCCTCTGCCGTCTGCTTAAAGTACAAAAAATCGACCATGAATCCTGTTGTAATTGGAGTTGTGATCGCAGCTCCAGTACCGCTTCTAGTGTTTATGTCAAAAACTTCAGTCGCTGCTGTAGGCTCCTTGTTTGATCCACCAATAGCCATGTAGATATAAGCATTTCCATTGCCATTTAACTGGTCATCATTAGTTAAAAGTCTAAATCCACTGGGATGTAACGCATCAATTTTTATACCTCCTTGCTCATCATTGGATAGATTCCATCTTAACTGAGGACTACCATCAGGTTGGATGCCTCTGTTTACGTCGTAGACATGCCAATCACGATTACTGCTTGTGCCTTTAATCATCACAAATCTAGGATCAAAGCCTACGTCTATAACGTGTGAGCCATCTGATGTTCCGTCCCCATTGTAAGTTCCACATTTGACAATAGCTTGATCAGAGTTATTACCAAATATCTGACTGTCGGAATCCCCTGTACCTGCAAATAAGTAAGCAATGTATGTATCTGTATTTTCGTTTATAAAACTAAAATCGCGTGTAATTCTAAAAGATGTGCTAGTAACATTGTCTATGACTACAGTGCTCGTTGTGGCATTGGTTTTATTTAGCATTAGATAGCCCGTAACACTTGTATGGTAAACCCCCCAATCATCCGAAGCACTAGTTCTTTTCCAGATTATCATTCCCGGAACTGAGCCAAGATTGTGGTTGATAGTGTGACTTGATGAACCATCACCCGTCCAAGTCACTACATCAAAAAAGCCCGGCTGCTTCCTGAAACTCCAACCTACATGTGTTTCTCCGTTGTCGTTGACGCCCCCATAACTCCCAAGCGCAAAACCATTTGAATTGAAAGAAGTGACCATCTGAGAGTTGTCGTAATTAGCACTTGTATTGCTACTAAAGAGTGCTTTGTTCCCTCCTCGCACCGTGTCAATTAACACATGATCGCCAGATGTTGACCTTCGTTTGATCCATACCAATCCACCTTCACCGGAAAAATCAAGTCCGTTAGTAACAGTCTCGCTGCTACCATCCCCATCCCACAAATCAGTGGAAAAAACTTCATCTACAAAAACTTTATCACCACCTGCGGCCCCAGATGCGGCTTGTAGTAATTTATTTGCGCTGCTCATATTTAGCCCATCGCCTGTCCAGCAGTAAATCCGTAGTAGGTAGTTCCGCCGTCATTGGTAAAGAAAACGAAAACATCAACACCGCCTGACGTTGCTGTCAAAGTAGGTGCGGTTGCCGCCGCCCAATCGACACTGCCCGGCCAAGTAATTGTTCTGGCTGAAGAGTCTTGAGTAACCTTCAGACTAAATGCACTGACCTTGCCACTCGCGGCAGGGTTTGAGAATGTGTAGGTCACGTTCTCAGTCAAAGTGTGAGTAAAATTGTCACCATCGCGCAGATTGATCGTGGCTGCATTTGAACTTGAGGTGACTGCGGTAGACTCTTCAATCTTGCCGTTATCAAAAGTGACCACACCGTTAGCATCTGATGTAACGATCCCCGATGCCTGTGTAAGACCAAGAGTGTCTGGAAGTTTTACAGTATATGTTGCAGCGGCGCTATGTGCTGGCCCTTGCACTGTTACCCCGTGGCTATTGGATTCGCAGTTAAAACGAATAGTGCCTGCGTTAGTATTGCCGTAAAGCTCAGTAAAGCCTGTGCCGTTTGGAAAGAGCTGTATATTACCGTTGGTGTTTGTAGATTTGACCGCGTTTGCGTCTATCTGAATATTATCTACATCAAGCTCGTTAGCGACTATCTGACCTGCGGAGCCATATATGACAGCCTTTGAATTAACTACGGTATCAGCAGCCGATCCATCTACTAGGTTTAGTTCTGATGCACTAGATGTGACATCTGTAAGCTGAGTAACGGCGACTTGAGGGCTGGCTAGAACTACCGCTGCACCAGACCCTGCACCGTCTAAATAAACTAATGCAACCTTGCCGTTGGCTATAGTGACGTTTGCTCCAGACCCCTGACTAATATTTATTGCCTGACTACCTGTCGTAGCGTTCTCGATAAACATCACACGAGAAACCGTGTTGGGAGCTATGGTCAAAGTTCTGGTAGTGCTAAGACTTGTGCCAGAAGTTACTTTAAAATATAACGCTCTGGCAGGGTCAGCAGCCCCGTCTGCAACTGTAGTAGTTACATCTGCATCTGAACTAAACGAGGCTTGTGTGTTAAACCCTAGTGCATCTGCTATAAGCTCAAGGTTGGTGTTTGTACTTGTACCCCAAGTACCGTCCTCATCACCAGTAGTTATTTCTTTCAGTCTTAAATTATTTACATAAGTAGCCATTATTAGCTCCTAAGCTGCTTTGTCCACATCTACCCAACTAGGTGTTTGTGTATCTGTTACATTTGTCCAGTTAGGTGTCTGACTATCGTCTACGTTAGTCCAACCACCTCTAGTTATCGTTCCAACTGCTCCTGTTCCTACTACGCCCGTAGGTATAACACTACCAGTATAAGTTACACTGACGGTGCCTACTGCACCTGTGCCTGCTGTACCTGTAACTGTCGGTAGTGCAGTAGCTGTACCTGTCCCTACTGCACCTGTGCCTGCTACGCCCGTTGGGACAATAAGCTCTGCAAAAGACAGAACCACCGTGCCTACTGCGCCCGTGCCTTCTACACCCAGTGGGATTATCGTGTCATCTCTGATAATCCCTACAGCACCTACTGCGCCTGTGCCTTCTACACCTGTAGGTACGATGTTCTTATTCAGGGCGATACTTACAGTGCCTACAGCACCAGTACCTGCTACGGAGATATTCCCGTTAGCTCCCCAAGCAGCTTCTCCCCAACCACCTTTACCCCATACCGCGCCGAGGTAAACAATCGCATCGTAACCCAAAGTGGCGGTGCCTATCGCACCTGTGCCTGCTACACCCGTTGGAACAACGATTCCAGATCGGTTTATAGTAACCGAACCTACCGCACCTGTACCTGCTACACCTGTCGGAACAATACTATCGTCCAGCAGGATGCTTACAGTTCCAACCGCACCCGTGCCTGCTGTGGAGATGTTTCCGTTATCTCCCCAAGCAGCATCACCCCAGCCGCCTTTACCCCAAACGGCTCCTAATAGTACGGTCTTATCTGCCACGTTTAACCTTTAAGCAATACGTATAATCGCAGTAGAAGCACCCGCAGCGGGGAACTGAATCTGGAAATCGCCCGTGCTTACAGTTTGATCCCCACCAAAACTTAGTACCGCACAAGCAGAATTAGAATTAGCTGTGTTGTAAATTACCGCACCGCAAGTAGTAAAAGATGCGCTCGACCAAGTTGTATCAGCAAAATCACATATGGCAGTCGTACCATCAGCAACTGGCGTTACGTTAGTCAACGCATTACCTCCTGCACTATAACCAGAGCCGCTAGTCTCGTCGCTGTTACCCGTAACATTAGAATAATTAGTAGTAGCAGCGCCGTAGGTGCCTGAGCCTGCTGACACTGATTTAAGTAAAGCAATTTTCAGTGCATCTGCCCCGTTTTGTAAATCGTGTAGCCCTTTGAACAACTCTACCTTAAAGCTAGTGGGCATCGCTGTAGATATGGTAATAGCCATGTTAAATCTCCAATAGTTTTACAAGTTCCGAATGCCCAGCGGCCCGAAATTGATTTGCAAGTGTAGTGCGGTCTGAACGTATAGCTTGTCTTATACCTTCGATCAACACTCCTCGAATCTGGTCTTTAAATGCTTCTGCCTGTTCTCTTATAACAGGATGGGCGTTTCCACCCACATATATAATCTTGTTTAAGATTTGTTCTGCCATCTCTTCCGCAGTAAAACCTCGCCCTGATACTGTGTTAACGGTAAAATCACCTATCTGTAATGCACCATTAGCACTCAACATCACACAACCTCACTTCTAGTTTGACCTGAGCGATAAGTATCTTCACGTAATTTCCCATCCCCAAGATTTTTCAACAGTAATATTGCTTGTTTATACAGTTCTGTATAAAGGTTAACCATGTCAGATTCACCTTTTTGAAAACGTATAGCTTCGACTAAAGCTCCATTTAATAGCGCAGAGTCAAAGTTAGTGCCTAGCCAAGTAGTTCCGGCAGTCACTATGGACTCTGGATAATAAGCAAAATGTAATTCGGCAGAGAAACTAGCATTTGGCGTTGGGCCTACAATAAAAGTATCTGCATCAAATATAGCGTAGTGCTTGGGTATTCCTGTTGTCGCTGGGTTAGGGTAAGCCTCACGTATGAAGTTAGAATCTTTGTCCAACAAGTATATGTAATCACTGCCGCTTATAATTGCTAGAGAATATACATACAGCATATTAGTCGGCATCGTTAAATACTTATTACCGGACGTAAGCGTGCCGGTCTGGTTTTTACGAAGTGCAGGAAGCTGTACAGTGTTGTATATCTTTTGCTCTGCTTGTTGAGCAAACATAGCGTGCTGATCTGCCGTGAACGTCTGTTCGCAGATGTCTTCTACGTTTGCTTTTAATTCCGTATAGTTCACTATGCCATTGGCCCTCTCGCCATAGTGCCTTTAGTAGCCGCACCAGTGCCACGTATCTTAACGCCGCTAGTTTTCATGTTGATTGGCTTATTAACGTCTGTGCCAGCATCATACATTGTTGGCTGATTTGGCTGCTCTATAATCTTGGGGTCTTTTTTAGCTTTGCGTTTCATAATGTGCCTCTACGTAATTGAGATTGTTACTTCTCCTACATGCCCAAACCCAACTACTATGGAAGGGTTTATCGGCTCTATATGCGCTCTACTTGCTGCTAACTCCGCGAAATCCGGTCTGGGATTTCTTATAGCTTGCGGGTCATCTACTGGAAACTCACCCAACCTATTCTGTGGATGGTCTGGATTCCAGCATTCAGGACACGCTTTTAATTCTGTAACTTTATTCTTTTTTACTAAGTTTCTAAGTTCTCGTAGCTCGTATTGAAAACCGCATATATCACATATAGCTAACGCTCTCTGGCTAGAAGCAAAACGCTGTGTCATGTCTACCTCACGCCGTACATGCGCGGCACTAAGCTAATAGATGCCTTTTCTCTGTCTTCTCCTGCCGCTAGCTCAAATTGCCTCTCATACTCTGCTTGTATCATAGGTATTCTAGGCATAAGTTCTGGATCTTTCTGCGCTATGTAATACGCAAGTCCTGCGACAAGACAAGGCAAAAACCTGAAGTTAACGTCTGCATCTTGCGTACCACTTCCCGCATCTTGTATACGCCGCATTCTGTAGTATTTTAAAATATACGTACTGGACGCATCTGGAACAGGCCATACAGTAACAGAAGGATTAGCTTGTCCTCTGTCTATGTAAATCTGTATAGGGCGACCCTGCGCCAACTTGTTAGGAATACTGGCATAAGTAGAAACGCTTATACGAGATATACTGAGATCAGACTGAGTAGACACATTACCGCTACCAGTGCGTATAACATGCTCAAGCAGATCAATGGTATCCGCTGGTAAGTCGTACGATGCAGTGCCTTGTACTAAGTCGACAGTGCCTTCATCAATAGTCCACATATTGATACCACGGTTCTGCCACTCAATAGTGAGTAGGTTCATTGACCTACGTGCAGTACGCAGGTCATAACCCGAACGCATCTCGCGGCCAGCACGTTCCCACGCTTCTTCAGCGATCTCCGTGAAGTCCATATTGAATGTGGCAGTTCCCGAGGTAGCCATATTTTACTTCTTCTTACGTCTCATTGGCCCTTTCTTAGAAGCCTTGCCACCTTTCTTCATGCCGGGAACTTTACCGCCCCCACGCATACCTTTCATTGGGCCTTTCTTTTTAGCCATTCCACCGCCCATCATCTTTTTTCTTCTTGGTCCTTTCTTAGCAGCTTTCTTCATGTCGTAGTCTCCTATAAAAATTAGTACGTAGCTCGTACATGTGTTTTACATCATACTCTTGAAAATACTTATCATAATATCCAAGAGGCCTTAACTTCTCTGCGGCTTCTTCTAGTTTAGAAAGCCTTTGTACAAAGAAAATGGCATAATCTATTTCCGAAATAGGCTCAACATCTTCTTCTTCGTCAAATAGTTCGTTAGGTTCATCCTCTGGATGAAACCCCATCACCCACATGTCTTTATCTCTGAATACGTTGTTCGCTATGGCTTCGTTAATGTTATCTACAAACTCATGGAACTCTTCTTGATCTTCTATGTATTCTGTATCAGCTATTATTACTAAGTCTTTTCTATCGCTCCAATTATGAAGCGCCATGTATAATCTCTTATAATCTTCTTTTTCAAACTTAAAAACTATGTCTACTTTTGCTTGTTTCCATGCTGCTTTTGCATATGGACAAACTGGTAAATTGTTAAACTCTGGATTACTGACTTCTAGCGTATGCTTTGACCACTCTTTTATCTCATCAACTATGTTGTTTCGCTCTGTCCAAGTAATCATTTCTTCTTTACGCTCTTTCTAGATTTGCGTAATGCCTCTTTTCCTCTTTTAGCTATGGCAGCTTGTTGTGGTTTTCCTGCAACTTTGGCTCTCTGTTCTAATACCGTTAGTATTTGAATTTTTCTAGCAAAAGGCTTGTTTACATTCTTAACCTTTCTGACCGTATCCCTTGCATCCTGTACAGTAGCGAATTTAATACCTACCGTATCTTTTGGATTCTCGTCAGTGTACAGTCTTCTGCCACTACCTTTCGGTTTCTTTCCTGTTCCTTTCTTTGGATCTTTAGCCATTATTTCTTTTTTACTGGTTTACTTTTTGGTAATGATCTTTCTAGCCTATCTGCTTGACCGGCATGTAGTTTAGAAGCCTTCCTAAGCTCCTTAATCATTTTACGTTTTTGTGCATCAGTAAACGTACCCATTACCTTCTACCTCTAACTTTTTTTGCTACCTTCTTTTTAGCTGTCTTTTTTCTGCGTAAAGATTCTACCCTTCTGGGTTTACCTGCTGGTTGTCCTATACGTTTCTTCTGTGCAACTCTTTTCTTTTTCTCTGCTGCGGTCATCTCACCAGAAGTTTTGGGTGTCTTACTAGAGACTCGTTTAGACGGTCTACAATAAGGCGTGCCTCTTTTCTCACCTTTCTGTCGCCCACACGCTTTGCCCGTGCGAACATCTTTCCAATCCTCTTTGAACCAGCGTTTTAATGCTAGTCCTTTCTTAGTTTTTCTTACGGCCACGAGACTTGTTTCCGTAGTTCTTGGCACCCACTTTACGGCACTTAGCTATAGCACCCGAAGCGTAAGCAGAAGGAAATACTCTGTAACGTGCCTTTACCTTGTGGTAGCACGCATCCTTAGTAGACCCACCTTTCTTAAAAGTTATGGGCCTAATCTTGCCCATACCTCTAGACTTCATCATGCTCGTGTCCGTCCACGTTGTGCTATTCCATCACGGGGGCATTTCATCATGCCTCCATGCTTAAATCCTTTTACACCGCGTCCTTTTAATATATCCGCTTGAGTTACCTTTCCGTCTTTATTTAAGTCAGGAAAAGACTTTTTGTCTTTCATTGGGCCACCCTCTGCAAACCGACCTTCATCGGCTTTCATAAACTCGCGTCCCACACTCTGCGGAACACCTGTCTCTTTGGCGAACTTTGGGTTATTAGCCACTGCCGCCATAAACTTATGTTGCTTCTTAGATTTACTAGGCATTAACGGTTCTTAAAGTACATGGTGACTTCAAAACCCAAGCGAATCTTTTCGTATGTTGGTTTAGTCCACATAATAACCTCCTAACACTTCCATCGTTTTCTAGCTTGCCGCAGCCTAGAATTAGGATCTTTGGCAGCTTTGGGAAACTTTTTCATCTGTCCCGCAGAACGCGCACAAAAAGATTTGCGACGCTTTGCAGCTTTACTACCTTTCTTAACCTTGCCTGTTACTGCTGTTTGCAGCTTAGAACCGGGATTGTCTCTACGATATTTAGCCACACCTTTTTTGGTCATACCTGCGCCAGACTTAGTTGGACGCTTGTGACCACCTTTAATGGTGTGGCCTTTCATAGT